GTTACAAAAAATAAATATATTAATAAAGCAACAATATCATACTTTGAAGGCCTTGATGCAACTACACCCGATGCAATTCAAGTTTTTTCTGGAAACAGTGAATTTGAAATAGAAGAAACAACGACATGAAAAAAACAGTTGACGAAAAATTAAATACCGCGCTACAAATAGAGCCGACAGTTGAACTTTTGCCCGCAATAGAAGATAAAGAAGATGTGGCACAGGACGATTATGAGTATGCAAGAAACAATTTGCGAGGCCTAATAGAAAACGGCAAGCATGCCATAGAAAATATCATATTCTTAGCAAAAGAAGGTGAATCACCTAGAGCATATGAGGTCGTTGGCCAACTTATTAAAACATTAGCAGAGACAAATAAAGATTTGTTAGATTTAGCGAAGAAATCAAAAGAACTTAAAGGCGAGGATAAATCTCAGCCTACGCAAGTAAACAATAATCTATTCGTTGGAAGCACAGCAGAATTGCAGAAGTTATTGAAAAACAATGGCGACTAAAAATTATTTAGGTAATGCTAATTTAAAAGCAATTAACGTTAGACTATCTTACACACTTGAACAAATAGAAGAATACAAAAAGTGTGCTGAAGATCCAATCTATTTTATTACAAACTATTGTAAAATAGTTACCCTAGATCATGGACTACAAACTTTTAATTTGTATCCGTGTCAAGTAAATAAAATAAACGTTATTCATAATAATCGTAAAGTTATTTTGATGGAAGGCCGCCAGCAAGGAAAAACTACATCATCGGCTGCCTACATTCTATGGTATACCCTGTTTCAAGAAAGCAAAACAGTTGCAATTCTAGCTAACAAAGCCGCTGCCGCTAGAGAAGTTTTGTATCGTTATCAGATCATGTATGAAAACCTTCCCATTTGGCTTCAGCAAGGCGTTAGCACGTGGAACAAAGGCGACATTGCACTTGAAAACGGGTCAATTGTGTTCACCGCAGCAACAAGCCGCGCAGGTATTCGTGGTAAGTCGGTTAACTTACTTTACGTTGACGAAACTGCAATCATACCAAATAATTTAGCAGAAGAATTCTTCACCTCAGTTTATCCTACAATCTCTGCTGGCGAAACAACAAAGATTCTTCTGTCATCGACACCTCTGGGTTACAATCATTTCTGGAAATTCTGGAACGATGCACAGAATGATCGAAATGGATTTGTGCCATTATTCATACCATACTGGGAGATTCCTGGGAGAGATGAGGCTTGGGCTGAAGAGCAAAGAAGACTTTTGGGTGAACTTAGATTTAATCAAGAAGTTTTGTGTAATTTCTTGGGTTCCAGCATGACTTTGATTGCCGCAGATACAATAGGACAACTATCACCAGACGAGCCAATTTATAGCAAAGATGGATTGGATGTATACGAGAGAGTCGAAAAAAATAGAGTTTATGTTATAGTTGCAGATACTGCTAAAGGTGTAGACGGAGATTACTCAGCGTTCAACATTATCGATGTTACGTCAATGCCGTATAAGCAAATAGGAAAATTCAGAGATAACAAGATAAGCCCTCTTTTATATCCTTCTGTGATATACAAAATAGCTAAAGAATTCAATGAAGCATATGTTCTAATTGAAATCAATAGTTCAGAGCAAGTTGCTGAAATTCTTTACAACGAGTATGAATATGAAAATATCATTTTTGTAAACAGAACTACCAATGGACAAGTAGTTTCTGGTGGATTTGGAGGAGGCAAAACTCAGTTGGGGGTAATTACAGACAAAAAAATCAAAAGAATTGGATGTTCGAACTTTAAATCTTTAGTCGAAGGCAAAATGCTTCTGATTAAAGACGCAGACACAATATCTGAAATATCTACATTTATTCAAAAGAAAAACAGTTACGCTGCCGACGAAGGATATCACGATGATTTAGTTATGCCATTAGTTTTATTTTCGTGGCTCACTACCAACCCGTATTTCAAAGACCTTACAAATATAAATATACGCAAGGAATTATATGAAAAAAGAATTCAAGACATTGAAGAAGAAATGACTCCTTTCGGTATTATATCAACGGGACACGAAGAAGAAACTTTTACCGATGCTTCAGGCCAAGTTTGGCAAAAAGATGAAGATTTCGTTTTTTATAAATAAAAAAGAATAATAATGATTGAATAATTTTTGAAGCATATAACATATAAATCAAGGAGAAGAAAATGGCAATCAATTTAATCTCACCAGGAATCAAAGTCACAGAAACTGATCAAATTTCATCAGTTCGTGTTGCTGGTACCATAACTGGTGGTTTTGCTGGGGAATTTAGATGGGGTCCAGTTGACCAGGCAGTTTTAGTTACAAGCGAAACTAAATTAGTAGAGAATTTCGGCGCACCCAATGCAACAAATGCAGTTGACTTTCTAACCGCTGCAAACTTTTTAGCATATGGTGCATCACTACAAGTTGTTCGTGCCGCAAATACAACAGGCGCTCTGAATGCGACTGCTGAAGCTACCACAGGCGGCGGAACTGCGGGAACAGGTCTTTCAATCAAGAATGATGCAGCATATGAAAGTTATGTTGGCGGCTCGGGCGATGTTGGACCATGGGCAGCAAAGTATCCTGGCGCACTAGGAAACTCACTAAAAGTTTCTACATGCCCAAGTTCGGCAGCATGGCAGTCAAATCTAACTGGAACCTTTACAGTTACCGCAGGCAGTACAACAGTTGTTGGAACAGGTTCATCTGCTAACACTGAATTAGTTGTTGGTGATATTGTTGTTCTAGGTGGACGTTCAATTCAAGTCGCATCAATCACAAATGCAACACACTTCACACTAGAATCAAAACATCTAACAGGCGCAACTGGTGCATCAGCAGTTAGACGTTGGGAATTCTTTGGGGTTTTTGATCAGGCTCCAGGAACATCAACATTTGCAGCATCAAAAGGTTCAACGAACGATGAAATGCACGTTGTTGTTGTCGATGAAGACGGTCTTATCACAGGAACAAAGAATACTCTTCTAGAAAAGTTTTCCGCAGTGTCAAAAGCTTCTGATGGTAAAACTACAAATGGTGGAAATAACTACTATAAGAATGTTATCAATGATCGTTCCAACTATGTTCGTTGGATGGATCAAGATGCCGCAGGAACAAATTGGGGTTCAGCACTTGCTAGTGGATTAACATTCACCGCAGTCACCGCAGTCAAAAATTACAGTCTTGCTGGTGGTGCAGATGGTGCGGCAGCAACAGATAGTCAAAAAATCACCGCACTTGGCGTGTTTGAAAATAAATCAAATCTTCCAATCTCTGTCATGCCAATGGGTGCAGCAAGTGCCACTGTTGTCAACTATGCAATTGGTGTTGCTGAAGATCGTAAAGACTTTGTTGTTTGCTTCTCTCCAGAATCTGCTGATGTTGTTAACAATGCAGGCGATGAAGCAGATGACATTATTGCATTTGCTGATACTGTCACAGCATCAACATACGGCATCATGGATGGAAACTGGAAATATCAGTACAACAAGTACCTAGACAATTATGTTTACGTTCCATGTAATGCTGATGTTGCAGGATTACTAGCAAGAACAGACAGAGATCGTGCACCATGGTTCTCACCTGCTGGATACACAAATGGAAACATTCTAAATTCAGTTAAACTTGCTTGGAATCCAAACGAAACAAATAGAGACCTTCTCTATAAGCGCGGCGTAAACCCAATCTTTACACAGCCTGGACGCGGAACAGTTCTATTTGGCGATAAGACTTTCGTAACAACCGACTCTTCGTTCAATAGAATCAATGTTCGTAGATTGTTCATCACCATCAGAGAATCAATCGGCGCATTTGCTGGTAACGTTCTATTTGAACAGAATGATGCACAAACTAGAGAGGCTTTCTTGAATGCTGTTGAGCCATATCTAAGAAGTGTCGTTGGTGGAAGAGGCATCACAGAATTCAGAGTTGTCTGCGACGAAAGCAATAATCCGCCAGCCGTTACTGAAGCAAATGAATTTGTTGCTGACATTTTTGTTCGCCCAATTTCATCGATTAACTTTATTCAACTTAATTTCGTTTCAGTTAGAGGCGCATCTAACATTGCCGAAGTTTAAGGATAAATAAGGTCAACGAGACATAAAAGGAGACAATAATGGCCAACTTAACAGTATTAAGTACCATAAAACAATTGATAGGCGGCGGCGTTAGACCTAACTTATTCGAAGTAAATGTGCCAGGTGTTGGAATAACAATTTTATGTAAAGCAGCAGCCTTGCCAGGATCATCCATAGGAATCATTGAGATTCCTATGTCTGGTGGTAGAAGATATAAAGTTAGTGGCGATAGAACTTTTGCTGAATGGACTACAACAATTATTTTAGATCCAAAATATTCAACCAGACGGAGCTTCGAATTATTGCAGAGTGCTGCGGCAAACATTTCTTTTGAAGATAGCAATCTGTCTTCAGGAAAAAGAGAGTTGGGAGATGTCACTGTGAAGCAATTTCGGTATCAGGCAAACAGCCTTGAAGAAACTGCGGCAATTACTTATACATTAAAAAATTGTTTTATTAGCGATATTTCCGCAATTGATTTATCTTACGATAGTACAGA